AGGAGGTATTGATTTATGAAGATAGATTTTAAACAAGTTTACCAGGATAGAATAGTTGAAATAGATGCTCAAATTAAAATGGCAGTGCATAAGAAGTATTGGGGAACGAAAATAAATCTTGAGCGTGAAAAGTACAAGATATTGGAAACATTGAAGGTTATGAAGGACGATCAGTGCATTAAATAGCAGGAGGTAGCAGATGAAAGAAACCTATAAAAATCTTATAGAGCTAATAGAAATTAATGAGAATATAAAATTTAATTGCGAAAGTAATTTAAGACTAATTCAAAAGTTTATATTAAAACAAGCACCTAAAAGTTATAGTTGTGGTACAAGCTATGTTGACGCAGATTGTATACATGGTTCGAGAAATGAATTGAATGCTTTAAACTATAAAAAATTAATCGATGAAATGGAAAAGTTAAACAGCATGATATTTTTACAGGAAGAAATATTAAAAGGTTATTATGAGGCTAAACAGAATATTGACGTAAAATTAAAGACACTGAAAGGTATAAATTATAATGTTGCATATCTTAAGTTAGTGGAAGGCTATAGTCTTAAAGCCATAGCAATAGAGTTGAATATTAGTTATGACTATGCGATGAAGATAAGCGCTAAAATATAAATTGTACAGTTTTTGTACAGTTTTATCAATTGGATACATGATATAATGGCACTAGTTATACGAACCCTTAATTATGTATCCCTTTATATATTATCCCTTTGTAAGAGCAACCTATTGAGTTAGGGGCTCTTTTTTATATAGATTGTTAAATCACGGAATGTAGAAAGGGTGATATTATGAAAATAGCTAATAATATAGGTGAGATATTAGTTACCTCAATAAGTGAAATAGATGCTTTCTACCTATAAATAGAGCTAATAAAGGATGTTATAAAAGGCATTAGATGATATAATAAAAGAGTAGAATTATATAGGCAAGATTGATATAAGTTATCTTGATAAGTGAAAACACCTTGATATGGTTTCTGCCTATATAATTTCTATATTTTATGTGAAGGTTCATACTCTCTGTCGCCCTTGAGAAGTTACAGAATGTGAACCTTTTGCTTTAATAAAGAGGTAGTTAAAAGCTATCTCTTATTTTATATTAGTGGCAGTATTCTTTCATAAGTTCGATTATGCTATGTTCGCTATGAGTTGGGTAATATTCATGCAGTTAGAGATTAATGGTAACAAACTATAAGTAATGAGGTGATCTTATGACAGTTAAAGAATTAATCAATATGTTAAAGGTAATGCCAGAAGATGCAAAGGTTAAAATCGTAATTGCTGGTGGAGAATATAACTTAGATAATGATGATTTTACAGCAGACTTTATTGATGGAATAGTAGAACTACATTAAAGGCTATTACAGACACTATAAAAGAAAGTAATACTAGAGTAAGGTTATAAGGGTTAAAGTGTGTTAGAGGGGCTTAGAAGAGCAACAAGGTGTATTGTAATGCTTGTACAAATAGATAGGAGAGTGCAAATATGAAATTAGATGATTTAACTATTAATGTTAAAATGGAAGGATTTGGAGAGGCAAAAGATAAGTTAAGTAATATAGAGTCACAAATAGATAGAATACTTAATAAACAGAAACAGTTATACAATCTATCATGCAACCACCAAACAATAGATTTAGGTAAGGTAACAACTGATGGCATAGACATAGAACAATTAGCAGAAGAATTAAATTCTTACATGAAACAATTCCGTTATTATTAGTCAAGTAATTATGAGGTGTTGAATTATATACCCCACCCTATATATAAAAGAGGTGATATAGAATGTCAGATTATAATAGTCCTTTGAAGTTCCCAACAGTTAAATGCTTAAAGGATAAGATAGATGCTTACTTCAATGAGTGTGATAAGACTAAGATGCCTTACTGTATAACAGGTATATGTTTAGAGTTAGATATGAGTAGACAGACTCTATTGTCTTACGAAAAGTGTATTGAATTAGATTGGTTAAAGAGATTAGATAACACGACTAGACTCGCCTTTATGGACACGATTCAAAAAGCAAAGTTAAGATGTCAGAATTATGCAGAGAAACAATTACTCAATCCATTGTGCACTAAGTCACCAATAGGTTCAATCTTTGCACTAAAGAACTACGGATGGGCAGACAGACAAGAGATAGTACAGACTAATAACAACATCAATGTAACACTAGATGATGATGATAAATAGAATGTATAAACATAGTATGTAACGATTACATTAATGTATAGTATACAGTAATGTGGTGCAAAACCAGCAAACTAACTTATAGGTTAAATGTGAATATAACATAATGATATTGTGTTAGGTTCAGATCACCACATCAGAATTTTCACTAGGTGGGGTGCCTTCTATTCCCGTGCCATATCGTCAGGGTTGCTTAACTTTTATATTTTTTTATTATTTTCATCATTTACCAATTATTAACTATTACAGAACGGAAAGTGATAATATGGGTTCTCCATTAAGTATTAATATCAATAAAAATGTATTCAATTCAACTTATTTAAAACAATTACAGAATTATGATTTAAGATTTAATGTGTTTTATGGTGGTGCTGGTTCGGGAAAGAGTCACTTTGTTATTCAAAAGATGATATATAAGTATTTAAAATACGGTAACAGGAAATGCTTAGTTATTAGAAAAGTTGGTAACACATTAAGGGATAGTGTATTTGCATTATTTAAAAGTGTATTAGCAGACTGGCACCTTTATGAGCATGTAGAAATTAGAGAAACATTATTAACTATTAAATTTCCTAATGGCAGCGAGATTATATTTAAAGGTTTGGATGACGAACAGAAAATAAAGTCTATTGCTAACATAGATGATATTGTGATTGAGGAGTGTACAGAAATAAGTAAGGTTGAATTTGACCAGTTAGATTTAAGATTAAGAAGTAAAAATTCTTATAACCAGATACATTGCATGTTTAATCCAGTTAGTAAAAGTAATTGGGTTTATAAAGAATGGTTTGAGAATGGATATGACCATACAGACACTATTGTTTTACATACTACATTCTTAGATAACAAATTCCTTCCAGATGCTTATATTCACGCATTAGAAAAGAAGAAGGTTACTAATCCAACATATTACAAAATTTATGCGCTTGGAGAGTTCGCCACACTCGATAAACTGATATTTAATAACTGGGAAAGTGAAACTTTTGATTACAGGGAAATAATTAGAGACAATAAGAATGTTGAAGCATTATTCGGCTTAGATTTTGGATACACAAATGATCCTACGGCTTTTATATGTGTACTTATTGACAGAGTTGACAAACGTTTGTGGATATTCGATGAATTCCAACAGCGTGGCCTTACTAATGATGAAATTGTAAAGAAGATTACCCTACTGGGGTATCAGAAAGAGCAAATAACATGTGACTCAGCTGAACCTAAGAGTATTGAAGAACTTATTCGTAATGGATTGGAACGTGCTAGACCAGCCACTAAAGGTCGTGACTCTATTTTAAACGGTATTCAATATTTACAGCAATATCAAATAATTATTCATCCTAATTGCGCTTATATAACGTTAGAGTTTATGAATTACACATGGCAGAAAGATAGAGACGGAATATATATTAATAAACCAATAGATAAGTTTAATCACGGTATAGATGCTTTAAGATATGCGGTAAATGATATTAAAACTTATTATTTTGCAGAGTTTTTAGATAAGAAATTATTATTTTAAGGAAGTGAGTTTATGAGTGACAATTTAATAGATAATGGTGTTACAATGCCTACTGACAATTTTGATGTAGATGCTAACAGATCATTACTCATGAAATGTTTAAGTAGATTTACGCAGCAGTGGAATATTTACAGTAAAATATATTATTACTATTGTGGATTTACAGATACTAACTCTAAGATGTCTTTTAGTAGTGAGGGTGTATTTGATGATGGTATATTCGATAACTTTATTGATGGTGAAGGTATAGGAAATTATAATTCTGTTAATGATCGTTTCCACGGCAGAGTTAACACTAATTTTATAAAAAGATTAATACAGGAAGAAGTTTCATATAGTGTAGGCAATCCAATTACATATACAAGTATTGCTGGTGACACTAAGATTATACAAGCATTGAAAGATGGTGTAATACATTTCAAAGCAGACCATGAAACTAAACTAGCTATGAACATGTTACTTTATAGTACTGCTTATGAATTATATTATATAGATAGTACACCTAGATTTTGCGCTAAAGTTATTTCTCCGCGACATGGATTTGCTTATATGGATAATGCCGGAAATGTTATATTCTTTCTACATGCTTTTAGACAGAAGTTTGACCCTAAACTTTATATAGATGTCTATACACAAAATGAAATTATTCACTGCGATAGCGTATTTACTGTTATTAGTAGACAACCACACTGCTTTGGACAAGTACCGATAGGAATAGCACAATGTAGTGAAGAAGGCTGGTTAGATAGTATTTATCATGACGTAAAGAGTCTACAAGATGCGTTTGAAACAAACGTAAGTGATATTTCAAGTGAGATAACTGATAACCTTAGAAACGCTTATTTGCACATTAATAATTTTGATATTAAAGATGAAGATTTAAAAAATATGAAGAAAAACGGTATTATTGCAACTAAGGGAGACAATATTTCAGCACAATTTTTAGTTAAAAATATTAATGATACTTTTATACAGAATACTCTATCAACTTTGGAAGATAAGATATTTTATATTACGGCACATATAAATCCTACTGAAAAATTACCTAGTAATACAAGTTCTCTGGCTATAAAGGCTCGTATGATGGGTTTAGAGACTAAATGTAAGCTCAACCAATCGGCTTTGACTAATTGTATAAGAAGTAGAATACAAATGTTATTTATCTATTTAAACAGCTTAAAGAGTACAGATTATGATTATTTAGATATTAAAACTAAGTTTGTGCCTAATTTACCTTCTGATGATTTAATGGTGGCTACTATGGCTGGACTTTTGAATGGTAAAGTATCAAATGAAACAATGAACGCCCAATTATCCTTTATAGATGACCCTTTGAATGAAGCTAAGAAAATGAAGGCACAAAATAAAGCTGATAGTGTAGGCAATGCTTTATTAAATCCGCCTACAGACACACCACCAAGTGAACCTATGTCTAATATGGATATGAGTAATGCACCTACTAAAATGCCTAATATGAACATGAGTAAAATAGCATAATGGATAAGATATATAAAGCTTCAATAGAGCAGATTAAAATAGATGGTGAAAACTATGTAGCAAAACAAATGTTGCCAGTATATGCAGCGCAAAAGGTAGAATTGGATAAGTTACATGGCGTGGTAGGCATGATGTATATTAAGTTTGCTAGTAAAGGCCTATTGGTTATGAACGCTAAACAGCAAGCCTCTATGAACTTTGCTAATAAATTGAAAGTAATGGCAAAAGGACTTGGAACTAGTGAAGTTGCAAAGGTTACTGATATTTTAAGTAATGTTTATAAAGATACTTATTATAAAAATGCTTTTGTACAAGATAGTGGGCTTAAAGTAGGAATTAAATTTGATATGTTAAAACAAGAATATGTAGATGCAGCAGTTAATACAGAGTATGCTGGTGAAATGTTTGATACTAGAATATGGAAAAATAAGGCTTCAATGATTGACACTTTACAGTCGTCTTTAATAGATGCTATGAAGGGCAATACAACAATAGATAAAATAGCTAGTAATATTAAATCAACTTTTAATGTTACTGCTTATGAGTCACAAAGATTAGTTAATACTGAAAATGCACGTGTTCAGTCACAGGCCAATGATGATATAGGCATGTCTAGTGGTGTATCACAGCAAATGTACAGCGCAACGCTAGATAACAAGACCAGTGAAGAATGTCAAGCAGATGATCAAAAAGTTTGGGATATAGACGACCCTGACAAAGTAACGCCACCTGAAAATCATCCTAATTGCAGATGTTGCCTTATTAATATGCCTTTCCCTGGATGGACTCCAACTCAACGCAAAGATAATGAAACAGGCACATTAATAGATAATACTGATTATAATAGCTGGAAACAAGTGAAAGGGATTGATTAAAATAATCAAAAGGCGGTGATTAATTTGTTAAATTTATATAGTCCAAGCGGGGTAAGAAATTATTTATTATTAAGCACTGACACATTGCCAACTATAGGCGTAGAGGATGGATCCACAGCATACATGGACGATACTAAAACAGGATGGATATACGACAGTAAAAATATAAATTCAGTAACCACAACGGGTTGGTGGGGTTTATAATGAGTTATTCAGATATATTAAAATTTAGAAATATTGGAAAAAGATATTTTAGGGATCTATTATATTCACCAATACCTCCAGTAGTTAGCAATGGATTGGTTATGAATTTAAGAGGGGCAGATTTTACGAATAGTCCTCCAACTACAACATGGCATGATGAGAGTGGTTTAGGGAATAATGCAACGCCTTCTGGGTTTGGATATATAGTTACAAGTGGTTCAGATGGCCAAGGCGGAGTTGTATTTGATGGAGCAGGTGATAAAGTTTCAATTCCATATAACTCATCAATGTCATTACTAGGAAATAATTTTACAATTACTGCACGAGTTAAATTTAATGGTACAACTACTCAAATGTTTTGTTGCAGACGAACAAGTATTACCGTAGCTTATGAATATATGTTTTATTATACAAGTTCAGGGTTCACCTTTGGTTATTCTGTAGATGGGGTTACGCAGGTATTAACAACATTTCCATTTACAATGGTTGTAGGTACATTATATGATATCACCTTAAAAAGAGTTGGAACTAGTTTATATTTGTATATAAATGGTGTTAAACAAACTACAGTTGATACAATTACAGGTTCTTTATTTGCTTCAACAGTTGCTTTAATAATCGGTGCTTCAAATAGTTCTGGCACATATAGCAATTTTTTCAATGGTACCGTTAAAAGAATATTACAATATAATCGTGATTTAACAGATGCAGAAATAGCACAAAATTACAATGTTTCAAAATAGTATCCGTAGGGGTGCTTTTTTACTGTAAAAATATATATGCACTTGATGGATTAAAACACATTAAAGGGCAGAGAGAGGTTAATTATGGCAATAGAAAATATACAAGAAATTAAAGATTATATTACAACAAATAAAGACAATGACGAGGTTAAAGGCTACATAAAGGGGTTAAACAACCTGGATGGAGTTAAAGACTTCTTAGAAACTAATGAGGATGGAAGGAAGTATCTTAATAGTTTTGCAGATAATAGAGTAACTAAGGGAATCGACTCCTGGAAGGTAGCAAACCTAGATAATTTAGTAACTGCAAAGGTTAAGGAACTTCATCCGGATATTGACCCTAGAGATACTGCATTAGCAACTTTAAAGCAACAATTCGAGGATATGAAAAATAATACTGCTAAAGAGAAATTAACTAATTCAACTTTAAAGCAATTTAATACTTTAAAATTACCTACTGAATTAGTGGAGTTTATGGTTGGTTCTGATGCAGATAGCACAAATAAAAATATTGAAACTTTAAAAGCTATATTTGCAACTCGTGACGAAGCAATTAAAACAGAGTTCGCAAAAGGCAATAGTTATACTCCACCAGTTGGAAATAAGGGAACTGGTACAACAGCAGATGCGTTAAGAGATAGGATAAGAAAAAACTTATAAGTTAGGCTTCTTTAAAAAGTACATTAAAATAAAAGAGGTAATTATAAATGGCAGTAGTAGCAAATACATTAGCTTATGCTCAAATTTTCATGCAAGAATTAGATAGACAATTAATCGCTGGTGCAACAAGTGGCTGGATGGAATCGAACGCTGGCCAAGTTATTTATTCTGGTGGTAATACAATTAAAGTGCCTAAAATTAGCATGGATGGAATGGGAAACTATAATAGAACTACTGGCTTTGTAAGTGGTCAGTCTACTTTAGCATACGAGACGCTAACTCTTGGCCAGGACCGTGGAAGGGCATTCAGCATAGATGAAAACGACGTGGATGAAACTAACTTTGTTGAAAATGCTTCAAACCTAATGGGTGAGTTTCAGAGGACTATGGTTATACCAGAAATTGATGCTTATAGATATTCCAAGATGGCTTCATTAGCTATTGCAGCTGGAAACTTTAGAGGTGCATATACACCAGCAGTAGCAGACATACTTACTCAATTAAGAGCAGATATTGCAACTGTGCAAGATAAGATAGGGGCAGTTCCACTAGTTATAACTATGCCTATTAAAACTTTAAACATTCTTGAAAATTCGACAGAAATGGTTAAACAGTTACAAGTAGGTTCATTGCAAGCAAGTGTAGATTTGACTTATTCAGTTAAAACAGTAGATGAATGTCCTATAGTAGAAGTACCTAGTGCTAGAATGTTGACATCTTATGTCTTCAATGATGGTGTTACTACTGGTCAGACGGCTGGAGGCTTTGTACCTGGTACAACTCCTAAGCATATCAACTGGATTTTATCGGCACAGACTTCACCAATTGCAATTAGTAAAACTGATAATATGAGAATATTTGATCCACAAACTAACCAAAATGCAGATGCTTGGTTGTTACAATATCGTAAATATCATGAATTATGGATTATGGACAATAAACTATCTTCAGTATTTGTTAATACAACGGAAGCTTAATGATTATTTACAATCCCAAAAGGTAAGTCAGAGGTGATAAAATGGAAAGTTTTACGCTACAAAAACTGAATGTTATCAGGATTGTTGAAGATGAATACCAAAAAGCAAAACTGATAGCAGAAGGTTTTATTGAAGTTAAAGAAAAAGAAAAAGTTGAAGTTATAGAAGAAAAAGAAGTTAAGAAGTCTACTAGCAAATAGTAGGCTTTTCCTTTTTAAGGAGGTTTACTATGGCAGCATTAGATGATATGAGTATAATATTTCCTACCTTTAATAATGATCCTTTATTAACGCTATATATAAGGAAGGCAGTTACGTTAATTACTACCTATTTAAACTTAGATACAGAGCCTTATACTTATACAGAATTTTCTACAGGTAGTGTTATAACGGTTAATCCTATTGACGTTTCTATGACTTATATAGATGCTATAGACGATTATGTAACTACAGTTGTAAACAGAAAAGGCAACGAAGGAATTAAACAAGAAACGCAAGGTCCAAGGTCAATGACATATGGAAATGATTTACCAGACTCAACTAAGGCTTTATTACCAGCACCTTTCGCAAATTGTCAAAATACAAGGCGAAGTAGGTATTATCATGGTTTCTAATTTTAAAGTAGGCTTATATAATAAAAGTACTTCAACTAAAGTTAATGGTGTCACTATACCTGGTGTACTTGCTTGGGTTAAAGACATAAATTGCGACATACAGCCTTATAGTCAAGCCTTATTATTAAAGACTTATGGTTATGACATAGAGTGTAACAAAAGACTGTTTATGGATTATGATGCTGATATAAGAATTGGTAGCGTTCTTTATTATACTAATCTTCAATCAATAGTTAAAAAATATGAAGTTAAAATTGTTATTGAATGGAGTTACCTAGAATTAGCTTGTCTGGAAGTGGCTTAAATGAGTTATGTATCTTATAAAACTAAAGTTATGGCTATGATGAAACTATGCAAACATGAATTTTGTGTAGGTGTAGGAACGTTAGCAGTTGCAGAAGTTCAAAGTATTACACCAGTTCTTACAGGCAACCTTAAAAAATGTATTGCTAGTGATGTAATTTCTGGTGATAAGGGTGTTTATATAGGCGTCACACCAGAAGCACCATATGGTTTATATGTGGATCAAGGTTCAAGTAAACAAAAGGCTCAACATTTCTTAATGAATGGTGCTACTAATGCTATTCCTAAAATTGTTAATGTTGCAACTAAAATTTATACACAAAAGATGGGTGGTAAATAATGATGGATTTATATACTTTACTTTATAATTTAATAAATCCTTTATGTGATTGTTATGTAGACCACTACCCAACGGAGCAATTAGATGAAAAAAGCAATCAAGTTCCTAAAGTTTATCCTTTCTGCGAAATAATCTTTCCTAACATTTTACTAAACAATAGTTTTAGTGACAATAATCTATTGGAAGTTAATGTTTGGGATAATAAAGATACTGATATAAATGAGGTTGAATTAATAACAGATAATATTCATAAAACATTAAATAGATATCACTATATAGATGAAACAATGCAAGTTTCAATTAATAGGGAAACGCCTTATAGGTTAGATTTGCCTGATGAAGTTATAGGAATACAGCGAAGAAAATTAAGATACAAAGTTACAGTATACAAAATTTAGGAGGTTTTAAATATGGCAGAAGGAAGTACAAATACAATAGGTTTTACAGCAGAAACACTAAAACATCTTATGCTCGATAGTGGAGCCGTATACAAGAATTATGGTCTTACAGGGGAAGCACTAATGGGGTGTACAAGTGGAGGTTGTGAACTAGATATAGTCCCAAAAACAAGAGAAATAAAAGCCGACGGAATTAAAGGTTCATGGAAGGGCGGCACACAAATTATAAGTGTAGATTGTACCTTAAAAATTAATTTTTTGGAGGTAACAACCGATATTTTAAAAGCTGCATTGATGGCTGATGTAGATTCTGTAACCAATGTTGGTTATGACACAATAACATCTAAAACAGTAATTGAACTAACTGATTATATAGATAATATAGCTTTAGTCAGTAGTCTAAGTGGTTCAACTACACCAGTAATAATTATATTAAAAAATGCCTTAGGTGATGCTGGGATTAAGTTCTCTTCTAAAGACTCACAAGATAATATTTTACCTTGTACATTTACGGCACACATTTCACCAGATACGCCATCAGTTTTAGCATATGAAATAAGATATCCTGTTATAGTTTAAAAAATATAGCATCCTTCGGGGTGCTTTTTATTATTGGAGGTTTAATATTGAGAAAATTACAAAGTACGGACTTTTTTACATTCACTAAGATAATTAAGAAAATGGGAATTAGAACTGAAATAAAAAAACTTTCAAGAGAACTTGAAGGTACTAAAAATAGAGAAGTTGCAGAAAAAGAAATGCAAATAGAGTTAATAATGATATTCGTTGAAAATATATCCAATGCAGAAAATGAAGTTTATAAATTTATATCAGATGTTAGTGAGAAAACAATCGAAGAATTAAAAGATTTAGATGTATTTATGGCAGCTATTGAAGCTATATTTGCGGATGGAACTATACAAAGTTTTTTCAAGTCAGCATTGAAGTAACTGGCGAAGATTTTTTTGATACTTTAATGCACAGATATGATATTAATTTTATTATGTCAATGGAATTTGATGATGTTATGGGAATGTATTTAAAAGCTAAACGAGAAAATGCAGAAGATAAACTTTGGGATCAATGGCTAGTTGATTTTGCAAGAATGGATCAAGAAACATTTATACCCTTTGAAGATTATAAAAAAGAAGCTTTTAAACCTAAACCAGAAAAGTTAGATATAGATAAAATCCTCGCTGAAGCTGAAAAAATTAAGGCTTTAGACCAGAAAAGGAGGTAAATAGATGCAAATTTTTGAATTGATGGGTTCGATTTTGATTGATGACAAGAAAGCTACTACTGCCTTAGATAATGTTGATAAAAAAGCTAGTGGTGTTTCTAAGGGTATGGGTTTAAGTTTTGGTAATATAGTTTCATCAGCATTAAAAGTTGGTGCTGTTATTGGTGCTGGACTAGGTCTTAAAGATATGATCACAAATACAATGAATGCTCAAAATAGATTGGCACAAATGAATGCTGTATTAACTTCGACTAAGGGTGCCGCTGGGATGACAAGTAGTGAACTTATTAAACTTGCAGATGCAAATAGTAAGGTGAGTACAATGAGCAAAGGTACTAACATGGATACACAAAACCTTTTACTCACTTTTACAAATATTGGGAAAACTACATTTCCACGAGCTACTGTAGCAGTAAATGATATGGCAACCTCTTTAAAAGAAGATGCTTCTTCGGCTGCTATGCAGTTAGGTAAAGCTTTAAATGATCCTATTGCTGGTGTTACTGCGCTACAGCGAGTTGGTGTAAAACTAACCGATCAGCAGAAGGAACAGGTCAAAGCGATGGTTGCCGTGGGAAATACAGCGGGGGCACAGAAAATAATATTGGATGAATTATCTAAAGAGTTTGGTGGCTCAGCTCTCGCAGCTTCTAAGACCTTAGGCGGTCAGTTTACAATATTAAAAAATCAATTGGCCGGTGTAGGTGTGTCAATAGGAAATGCTGTATTGCCTTATCTGACACAGTTTGTCAGCTTTATAAATGCTCATATGCCACAAATTCAACAAGTCATAGGTGTGGTAACAAAAGCGATTGGCGAGGGATTGAAGTCGGTCGGTCAATTTATAATAACGACCGTGATCCCGGCATTTCAAAGTTTTTATAATTGGATAAAACCATATATGCCACAAATACAGGATATTGTAAAAGTTGCATCAGACATTATAAAAAGTGTTCTAAAAGTTATCTCAGACTTTGTGGTCAATCAATTAGTGCCAACTTTTAAGGCAATGGCTGATTGGTTTATTGCAAACTTTCCAGCTATTAAAAACGCTGTAATGGCTGCTTATAATTATATAAAACCATCTTTTGATGCTCTAGTACAAGCAATAAAAGATAATGTTATACCTATTGTAAAAGGTTTATTAGATACCTTTAATAAAGCAATGCCCGGAATTAAGGCAATTTGTCAAATGGTATTCCCGATCGTTGTTGCTGTAATAAAAACTGCAATTGATATAATAACAACTATCATTAGAGTTGTTGGTACTATATATCAAGCTATTGCGCCTGGATTAAATGCAGTTGCTAGTATTTTTAGTGGAGTTTTTGGGACTATCAAATTAGCAATTCAGGGAGTTATAGATTTAATTCATGTTTTCAATGGCATTACATTAAATAACAAAACAGCTACAGTATCAACGGTAACAAGTGGAACAGGCTTAGTTGGTAGAGCATCAGGTGATAGCAATTGGAAAGGTGGACTAGGATTATTTAATGAAGCCGGCGGCGAAATAATGAACCTACCTAATCACACCCAGATCATTCCGCACGATGTATCCATGGAAATGGCAAAGAATAAAGATACTAAAAAAGATAGTAAGCCAACAACAGTACAATTAGTTTTGCAAAATGGCAAAGTTATTGCTGAATATTTACTTGATAGTACAGACAACTTGGCTGGAAATAAAAATAAAATACTAGCAAGGGGGCAAGGTGTATGTTTGGGATAACCTTTAATGGTAAACATAGTTTTAATGATTTTGGGTTATATGTTGAAGAAAAAAGTATACTTGCTCCACCTAAAAGAAAAATACTTAGTACAGTACCTTTTATGAATGGATATTATGACTTTTCAACTATTGGTTCTAATGGTGAACAAGTTTATGATATGAGAAATATAATTGTTAAATTAGCGTTATTAACTCCTACAAGACAAGGGTTATATGTTTTATATAGTCAAGTATTAGAATGGTTATTAGATGTCGGGCAAAGCCAGTTAATATTTGACTTTATGCCAGACTTTTATTTTTTAGCAGAAGCGCAAGGAGTACCAACATGGGATGAATTTGTTGATAATGGTGATTTAGAAGTTACTTTCATTTGCAATCCATTTAAATATGG